GGCATTTGTTTGTATGCACCCAATTCATGTCTCGGTAAAAGAGATATTCCCTTTAACTGATATTGATAATAATTTAAGACTTGTGGTATCATTTCACCTTCGGTTTCTGGGTCAAATGTGACGGTGCAACTTACTTGATTGTCTGCCCAATGTCTTTGTAAGAAAGCAGCCAAACTAAATTGTTCCCATATAGATAACTCACCGACTGTTCTTATTCCCTCACCAACATCAACTGGAACTTCTACAACCATAGTTGTATCTTCTGAACCAAATGCAGGTTCTACTTTATATCCCGCTTTCTGTAGTGGTTCTATTAATTCTGATTGTTTTGATAATCTTACTCGTCTAAGATAGAATCTTGATTCTGGATAATGTAATCCAGGTGTTGCTCCTGCTAACAAAGATACTGTCCCACTTGGTTTAACACTCGTGGTCTTGATTGATTTTGGTATTGCGAACCAATCACTATACATCTTATCCCATTCTTGTATTGTATCATATCCCTGTTCTAACCAATCTTTTAGTTCATGCAATCCTCGGTTTGTAACAAATTGTGCAACGCCACTTACTGAACAACCTATTCGTCTATTTCTCAACATAACTCTGTTAGTATCTGACCAATGTGTCTTACCTAATGTTACTGATTTTGCATACAAATAAGCATACTTTAATGTTCTCTGATAATCCTCTAATGAATCGTGGTTGTTTGGGAATGTTTCTACTAAACAACACAACTCATAACTTTCTAATGATTGTTCTAAACAAGGATTACCACCCATTACTCTATGGTCTTTATCATCTCCACCATTTTTCATACGAGAATATTTTCTCATATTTTCTAACCAAGCGAAACCAGGTTCACCATTATCATTAATTCTTTTTGCCGCTTCTGTATAATCCATACCAAGTTCTGCAAATATTGAATTATTAGAAGTCCAACCATATTGTTCTCTATGTGGGTTAACTTTATAATTTTTTAAATCTAAATATTCTTCGTTATCTGGTTCACCGAATACGATTTCTGCTGTTCGTCTAACATTACCTGCTACTACACATTTACCAATCATATTCATAATATCTACGATTGTTGTAATAGTGATTGGTGTTCCAACATTCTTATCTAACATTTTGCTAACACTTTCATGTACTTCTTGTAGTGGTTCGGGACCCGAACTTACTCCACCAAAACCTTTAATTGGTTCACCAACTAATCTAATTAAACTATAATCAAACTCTATTGGTGCAGTTCCGTGAAAATAACTTTCTAATAAGTGTTGTAATGATTCAACCCAACCCTCACGAGTATCTGGTATTTCATATGTTGTTGGTGCTCTATCTGTATCAACGCCCTTAACTACTATCTCACCAGCACCCTTTGTATCGAATCCTACGCCCACCCCTAACATACTTGCATCCATAAGGAAACAGAAAGGTTTAGCATAATCTTCTTTGATTGTTTTTGTTGATACAAATGCACAATTGTTTAGGGCTGCATATAATCCCTTTTCTTCTGTGATTGCTGTTCCCATTGCCCATAAACCACGACCTGGTGGTAGAAATTTCATTGTAAATATTCGCTCATACATATCTTGTGCGGACTTTTGTGCTTGCCAAGGATTCCAACCTAATTGATGGCCTTCAATCCAATTCATTTGCATTGTATAAGTTCCCTCTACAACCCGTTGAACCGTCTCCCACCATCTTTCATTTTTTCCATCTTCTTTAATACGAGAATATGTTCTCATATAAACCAATTCTCCTAAACCATTGAAACCAAAATGAGCTTTCTTTCTTTTATACTTATTAATAAAATTTTCTGATAATTTAAACTTATACTTACCCATTCTAAAACTCTCCATTTTTTTAACTTAATTATACCTATTATATGTATGATATATATTAACTTATATTAGCAATATATACATTTTATTCATAGTTTTAAAAAGATTATCTTTGAAGTTTTATTCAAACCCTTCACCATAAAAATCTTTTTTCTTTTGTGCCAAGGTTTTACGTAGATACTCATCTGCATTATTCATTTTACCTTGGGCCGCTTTTCCACCTTGTGAACTGGTTTCATATATCTGAATGAACCCTGTGTTTGTGTTGATAGTTGCTGGAAATGTAATTCCATCAGGCCCGAATCTATTTTTAATAACGTGGAATCTACCTGTATTTGCTATCTTATCTTCTACTTTTCTACTCATACTCATTACAAAATCTGAAGTCATAACCTTTGAATAATCTTCACTAACTTTACTCGCATCAATAACATCTTCTTCTAACGCAGAACGATTTGCTTGTGATGCAGTCCATACTGGAATCTCAAATTCTCCTGCCATACCTCTTAGTTCTTCATAAACGTGTCCGATTTGGTGTCTTTTTTCTGTGAAGTTAGATGTTGATTTCATAATATCTGCGTAATCCACAATAACCATATCAGGTTTAATACCTTGTAGTTCACATTGTTGTAAATGTGCTACGATTGAATTTACACTTGCAGTTCTCGTTGGCCAATACTTGATGATTAAGTTACCTTTTAATTTATCTATTGCTTTCTGCACTTCTTCTTTATAATATTGTAAGTTACCCGTTGGTTGTCCACTAACAATTGTATCATATCGTAACCCAACATACTGAGCATTTAACTCTAATGTATAATGGATTACTGTCTTACCTTGTTTAACTGCATGAGCACCTATTGCTTGTAATGTCCAAGATTTACCAATACCAGCAGGAGCAACAATCACTCCAAGCTCTCCACCACCTAAACCACCATCCATCAAATCATTAACACTATCCCATGCGGTTGGCATAACTATTCTTGCTTGTTGACTCATTCTCTCTTCAAACCCAGTAATATATTCATGTCCGATATCTCGTTCCATACCAGCAGTCATTGCTTTGTCAATTATACCTTTGATTTCATCATATCGATGAGATTCTAATAATTCAACTGATTGCATAATCGCACCCTTAACAACTTGGTTCTTACAAAACTCTAATGTTTTTTCTTGAACAAATGGTAAATCTGTTGCTTCTCTATGATTCCAAGCATTTCGTAATGAATCAACAATTGTGGTTTTTAATGTAGGATTATCTACCTCTTCCATTATAACCTTAACTGCTTCCATTGTTGGTGGTGTTTTATATTTAACAAAATATTCTTTGATAGATTTTATCAGATATTTATTAGAATCCGTATCAAAATAACTTACTTCTAATATTTCTATAATTTGTTTTGTAAATTTACTATCAAGTAATAAACTTGTAATTATTTTTGACTGGAACGATGTTCCATATTGTATTAAATTTTCGCTCATTATAACCTATATTAAGTATCCAGATTCGTGTACAAATCTTGGACTTTTTTATCATAAAATTCTTTTCTTTTCTTATCACGATACCTTTGTCGTGCTTTTGCTTTTAAATCGTCAGTATTACGCATATAATGTTCCATCTGCCACTTTCTTTGAGCTTTCTGACGTTCTTTATCGGTATGGTATTTACGTTTTCGTCCCATGTGTTTTCTCTGCCATAAAGTTTAATCTGTTAAATGTTGTGTGTAACCAACTATCTAAATTAGGTAACGCCGTGTACAATTTATCTTCCAAAAATTTCTTTTGAAATATATGTTTCACTAAACGCTGTATAGGATTCCCACATATCTCTTGTATTTTTAACTTACTACTTCCAGATATATTTATCTCATCTAAATCCATCAGTTTCTTATTTAAGAGTAATTGGTCTGAAGAATTTGAAATTACTTCACATAGTTTAAATTGTTTCTTTTTAGATTCTGCACTTTTCAGAACATCTTCTATTGTAAACTTATGCGGAGATTCAAGCCAAGGGAATAACTTTAAAAGTGTTTTTATTCCAGCACCCTTAATACCAGGTATCCCATCTGATTTATCACCATCCATCGTTCTAAATAATAAAAAGTTTGTAGAACTTATACCATACTCTTCCAATATTCTTTCTTGGTCATACATCTTCTTCTTAGTAGGTGACCAAACTGAAATTCTATCATCCACCAATTGTAAGAAATCTTTATCGGTTGACATTATAGTAACCTTATCCTTAAAGACATGTTTTGCTGAATAACCAATCACATCATCTGCTTCTATGTTTTCAGCAGTAGTAATAGTTAAAGGTAATAGTTCTAAATACTCGATTACTCTATTTAATTGAGCAATCATCATTTTATGTTCATCTCCACGAGTTAACGATATTCCATCTGTTCTATTCAACCGAAGAGACATCTTTCTTCCTGCTTTATACTCTGGAAATATTTTTCTACGGCGGTTAGACCCACCTTTACCATCAAATACTATGATAGTTCTTGTGGGTCTTACCATATTAATAGCGAATCCAATTGACCTTAAAAAACCTACTATTCCACCAATGTGAACCCCATCCTCATTGGTAGTAGGTACTGCGGTAAACACTCTAATAAAAGTGTTTAAACCATCAATCAATAAAACCGAGTCATTTGGTTCTCCACCATCAACCTTTCCGCCAGATTTTTTTATTTCTTCGAGTATAGATAAATGTTTTTGATTAATCACCTAAGACCTCATCTGTGAACTCTACATCATCAATACCAAGTTTTTCTTTGTATTTTAATATAACCTTATCACAAATGATACCATAGACATAGTCTTTCAACTCATCATCTTTAGTAATTAACTCTTCCCAATCCTTTGATAAAAACTTATGGTCTTTACCATTTTGGTCTGTAAGAGTGTACCACGCCCCACCTGATTTAATCAACTTATGTTCTTTCAAAACTGTCAACCAAGCTCCGTAGTTATCGATACCCCTATCAAAGTACATATGATAATCGGCATGTCTTAAAGGTGGACCAAGTCTGTTCTTCACAATCTGTGCTCTACACTTCATACCCAATACATTTTTTGCTGTATCTTTGATTTGCCCCATGTTCTTCAACCTAATTCGTGTTGAAGCGTGGAATGGTAATGCTTTACCACCACTTGTTGTCCAAGGGTCTCCGAACATTACTCCGAGTTTTTGTCTTAATTGATTAGTAAATACCAATGCTACTCGTTGCCTACCAACCATTTGAGTAATCTTTCTCAATGCTTTTGATATAATGATTGCTTTTGCAGTAGCCCAACCATCTTTATCAAAATCTGCTTCCAACTCTACTTTCGTAGTAGCTGCAGCGAGTGAATCAACCATAATAGTTACTAATCTATCTTTATCTGATTCCCTAACTTTAGTTATAATTTCTACAATCGCTTCAAAAACATCTTCTACTGTCTCTAAGTGTAGATACAACATCTTACCCATATCAATTCCAATAACTGACATAAACTCTTGAGAAACTGAAGTTTCAGTATCTATATAAACTGCAACCCCACCTTTCTTTTGAGTTTCTGCTAAGATGTGTGCACCAAGTAGTGATTTACCACTTGATTCTAATCCATTGATTTCTGTAATTCTACCAACTGCAATTCCACCATTTGGTCTATTAGATATTGCTAAATCTAACATAGAACTACCTGTTGAGATAAAATCTGAGATATCTGTAGGTGTATTATCCGTACCATCCAGAAAGTATGCTACTTTATTATCTTTAAATTTCTTATTTAAACTGTCGGCCAAAGTATCGGCCAATACATCGTGTACTGATGACATTCATTTCTCCTTATCAAATTGTTAATGTGTAGTTAGGGAATACAATAACACCCATCTCTACTTTTGTTGTATGTTGCCACACATTAACGGGGGTTTTTATTTACGAGTTAAATAACTCATCAAAAGCATCACCAGTATTACTTACCTTAGATTTGTCAAGTTCAGCTACATTTCCTTCAACGGCTTTTGCTGTTGTTGATACTTCTGAATCTTCTTCAGTTGCATCACCATCAGGGTTTAACCATGTATTTAATATATCTGTCATATCATCGTATGATAACTCTTGATAGATTTCTGTAATGTCCTGTTGTTTCTTTACTTTTTCAAGTACATCTGGCTCATCAGAAATCGGTGATTGATTAGGTTTGACGCGAATGTTAGTTTTTGGATAACTTGCTCCACTCTCCTCGGCTGAGATAAACTCTACCGAAATATCACGACCATTAATTGGGTCTGTAATATCACCATAATCAGGGTCTGCGATTACTGAAAGAAGTTCTTGATAAACTGTCTTTCCAAATCCCCAAAACTTCACACCTTGCGATTCTTCACCACGAACTATAACTGGAGCAAAAGTTCTCATTTTTGCTTCAAGTTTACGTGATAACTGATAATCTTCCTTATTACCACTTGCTTTTAGTTTTTGAGCAAACTCTTCAATAGGGTCTGGTCTACCAAAAGAAATTGGTGATAAATAAGAGCGATTGCTCAGATTGTAGTGAAAAAATAATTCAATAAAAGGATTCTCTTTATTGAAAGCGTAAGGTACGATGCGGATTTGAGTTTTACCTGGTTGTGGTTTCCAAAGACTGGAAGTCCGATTGTTAGTTGTTTGTAACTGCCCGATGCGTTTTTTTATTGCGTTTAAATCCATTTCATATTCTCCATTTGTTTATGTTTATTTTTCATTTGTCAATCAAGTGTAACCTTGATACAATAATATATATCAATTCAATTTGCTAAAATGTAATATATTTTAAGTTTTTTATAAAAAAAAAAGGTTCATTTTGTTTTTAAGTCTATCATAAGTGGAAACTAAAAATCGGTGAGAACCTTTTTTTTATAAGTTGGAAATTTTTAGGAATGTAGGATTTGCATACCTACAACTTTCTGCTCAGATTTTATTGCCCCTTGTACCTAACACCCATCAGTTATGATGATTCTTCTCTGTCTGGTTAAGACTATCGAAGTGAGTACAACCTCTGTGTTATTGCCTTATCTCTCTGAGTTTAGATTGATTCAGCCATTAAGTGGGATTTCAGTTTTACCCTTACCCACAACAAGGTCTAAAGAATTGCTTCTTTATGTGTTCAGAAAGTACATTAGATGATTGATGTCTCAACTACTTAACCATTCGGCCTTGTAGGTTCACCACGAACTCATCTTGGATTACCTTATGGGCTTCTAAAGGATACCCATTGTTCGGTCAATTCCATACAGAGTTTATAACTCCCTGTACTTTTTAAAAATCCAAATTGTCAAAAAACTTTGTATCATAATTGATACATTAATATAAATGTATATAAATCCCCAAAATACATTTTATTTAAAAAAAAAGGTAAATAACTGAAAAAAACTTGATATTTATATATAGTTAACCGATTATGAGTTAATTCAAACGCGTTGTTTTGGAGTGTATTATGAAAACTATACTAACAGGTATACTTTCACTTTTCATTTTCTTTGGAGCAGTACCAACACTATCATCTATGAATTATAGTGAAAAAGCTGGTATGGAAGAAGTAAAGAAAAAGAAGAAGAGTAAGAAAAAGAAAATTGGTAAGAAAGGCAAAAAGAAGAAAAAAGGCTTCTTTAGCAAATTTATCGGTTCTAAGTAATCTTATAAAAATAAAAAGGG